TTTAGGAACTGCTTGTAGTGATGAGTTTATTGCAGAACAAGAGAAACAATTAAAACTAAAGACTCAAATGGAACTAATTAAATCTTGTAGAAGTGTTCCAAGAATAACCCCACCACCACCGGCATTTGCAGAACTTATTGGTGCTTGTTTAGAATTAGGAGTAATGAAAGTTAGTGATTTTGAAGAAAGAGATAATAGTATAAGTTATTGGATTGTGTTAAAAGATAAATGGAAATCAGAAAATCCTGATAGACCTATATTTGAGGAGAACTAATGAAAGTAAGCGATAACACAAATATTCAACTGCCATTAAGAAATTTAATTTCTATTATTGTAGCAGTTGCAGTAGCAGTTTGGGCATACTTTGGAATTATTGAAAGACTTAATACTATTGAAACAAATGGTAAGTTAATGATTTCAGATGTAAATGAAAATACAGAATTTAGAATAAAATGGCCACGTGGAGAAATGGGATCACTTCCAGCAGATAGCGAACAATATCTACTTATCGAGTCAAACTTAGTTGAATTAGAAAAGATAACAGAAAGAGTAGATGCTATGATGAATAATAAAGTAAATATTGATAGACTTATCAAAGATGTAGATAAAATGACAAATCAATTAGAAACACTAAAAGATAAAGTTAGAGCAAATGGGAGTTATAAATGATCGAAATTGTTGTAGGACTTCTAATGTATTTAAACGGAGATATAGTTGAACACACTTATAAAGAAAAGATGTCAGCTTGTCTTAAATCTAAACGTATAGCTGAAAGAGAAGTTAATCCTCAATCAGTTAGATTTTCTTGTAATAAAATAAAAGCAGAAACAGAAATATATATGGGTTCTAAAAAGATTTTAAAAATAATATCAATGAGTAAATAGCTCATGAAATTTATGTTAGTGTTACAAATATGCTCGGCTGTTTATCAACAATGTTCTGAACCAATGCCTAATTATGTACCATATGATAGTTATTACGATTGCTCTACTGCTGGATATTTAAATGCACTTACGATAAACCAAGCACTAGGTTTAGGAGAAGTTAATAAAGGCAAAATTATGGTCAATTTTAAATGTGAGGAATCAGCAACTAGCTAATATGAAAATTAAACTAACTAAGCCACAATACGAAGTTAGTTCGTGTAAGAAAAGATTTAGAGTTTTAATATCAGGTAGAAGATTTGGTAAAACATATCTTTGCATAACGGAGATGATGAAATACGCATCTAAGCCAAATCAAAAAATATGGTATGTAGCACCAACATTTAAGATGGCTAAAGAGATAGCTTGGTCGAATCTTAAAGAAATGCTTAATCAATTTAATTGGATTGAGGATATTAACGAAACAACAATGTCTATTAGGATAAGAAAAACTAATAGTGTTATCTCATTAAAGGGTGCTGATAATTATGATGCACTTAGAGGTACAGGATTAAACTTTTTAATATTAGATGAGTTTGCAGACATAGATAAAAGAACTTGGTTTGAAGTATTAAGAGCATCTGTATCTGATACACTTGGAGATGTTTTAATGTGTGGAACACCTAAAGGTTATGGTAATTGGAGTTATGAGATGTATCTTAAAGGTAAGCAAGACGATCATTGGGGAAGCTATCAATATACTACTGTTCAAGGTGGTATGGTTTCTAAAGAAGAAATAGAACAAGCTAAACAAGACATAGATATTAGAACATTTAGACAAGAGTTTGAGGGTACATTTGAAAATTATGCTGGTAGTGTTTATTATAACTTTCACCCTGTTGAGTCTGTTATAGAACGTAAAATAGATTGGGAAAAACCTTTACATATAGGAATGGACTTTAACGTTGACCCAATGTCAGCTTGTGTAACGCAAATAGAAAAAGATAAGATATATGCAGTAGATGAAATCATTATTTATTCAAGTAATACTGATGAAATGTGCCAAGAGATAAGAGATAGGTATGGTTCTAAAGCACAAATATTTATATATCCTGACCCAGCTTCAAGACAAAGAAAAACATCTGCCGGTGGAAGAACTGATTTATCTATATTACAAAATGCTGGTTTTAAAGTTAAAGTAAAACATAAACACCCATCAATAAGAGATAGAGTGAACGCAGTTAATAGTAAGTTAAAAGATTCCAAAGGCACAAGACATATTTTTGTTTCAAAATCTTGCAAAACAATGATAAAAGGATTACAAAGACAGATATACAAGGAAAACACAAATATTCCTGATAAGGAACAAGGTTTTGACCATATGAACGATGCACTAGGTTATTTAATAGATTATATAAAACCCCTTACAAGTAATATTCAATTTTCAAAACCTACAAGATGGGCAATTAAATAATGAGTTACACAAGAGATCAAGCAATCGCAGTACACAAAGACTATCAGGAAACAGTAAATAATTGGGAGTATTACATTAGGTCATATAATGGTGGTTACGATTATATGATGGGTCAATATCTTAATAGATATAATTTAGAATTAGATAATGAGTTTAACCAAAGAATAGCAAACACACCTTGCGACAATCATTGTAAAAATGTAATTCAAATTTATTCATCATTTTTATTTAGAGTAAAACCATCAAGAAATTTTGGTTCTCTAGCAGATGAACAAAGCTTAGAATTTTTCTTAAAAGACGCAGACTTAGAGGGTAACAGTTTAAGTAATGTAGTTAAATCAGCACAGAATTATGCGTCAATCTATGGTCATTGTTTTATGATTTTAGATAAACCTAATATTCAAACAAGCACTAGAGCAGAAGAATTACAACAAGATATAAGACCTTATGTTTCAATCGTAACACCTGAGAATGTTTTAGATTGGAATTTTGAAAGACAACCTAATGGTAAGTATGAACTAAACTACTTAAAAATAAGAGAAGAAGTAGATCGTGAAAACGGAACATATATGAGAATTTGGTATCCTGATAGAATTGATACTTTGTATATGCCTGAAAGAGAAGAACCACGAGTAATAGATACTGTCGATAATCAGATTGGCAAAATACCAGCAGTTATTTTATACAATTCCAAAAGTCACAAAAGAGGAATTGGTCAATCTGACCTTACAGATATAGCTGACTTACAAAAATCTATTTACAATGAGTATTCAGAAATGGAACAATTAATTAGATTAACAAACCACCCATCATTAGTTAAGACTCCAAGTGTTAATGCTTCTGCTGGTGCTGGTGCAGTTATAGAAATGCCTGATGAATTAGAACCAAATCTAAAACCTTATTTACTACAACCATCAGGGTCTAGCTTAGCTTCAATAATGGACTCAATCGAAAACAAAGTTAGTTCAATAAATAGAATTGCACATATTGGTTCAGTAAGAACTACTAAAACAAATATCTCTAGTGGTGTAGCACTACAAACAGAATTTGAATTGTTAAATGCTAGACTATCTGAGAAAGCTGATAATTTAGAAATAGCAGAAGAACAACTATTTAGATTATATAGTATGTTTCAAGATACACCATTTGACGGAGAGATTAATTACCCTGATTCATTTAACATTAGAGATTACGCAACTGATTTATTATTCTACCAACAAGCAAAATCAATCAATGTTCAATCTCCAACATTAAACAAAGAGATAGACAAAGAAATAGCTAGAGCAGTAGTTGATGATGATGAGAAGTTAAATAATATTTTTGATGAGATAGATGCTAAATCTGAAGTTGGAGAATTTACACAAGATGAACCAGCTCAAGAAGATCAAGAAGTAGAGCAAGAAGAAATTTAGATGAATGGCAGATATAGTACAAGAAGCAACAGAGTATCGTATCAAGCAAATAGAACTTGCAGAAGCTAAATATTACAAAGAACTCACAAAAGCATTAGGAAGAATAGAAAAAGAAGTTATATCTTTAGCTGGTAAAGATTTACCTACACAAGATGGTAAGTTAATAGAATTACAATCAGCTATTGCAATCAGACCTAAAATAAAAGCTATTATAGAAAAAGAATATTTACCCTTTGCAGATAGAGTTGTTAGAGAGGGTTTTAATAAACAAGCTAAAAGAATAGAGAAAGCTTTTAAGAGAATAGGCAATATACCTGTTGAGTTTCAGGAACTTACAAAAGGTGATTTAGCTTTAGTACAGAATCTTAAACAACAATACTTTTCACAGTTTAAAGATGTATCAAATACATTTACAAGAAGATTATCAGAAAAAGTTTATCAGAATACTTTAGTTGGTT